TTGCTTATAATCGATACTGCACCACAGATCCCCGTCTTCTGGTATAAAGCATGATCGTATAAGGGGCGCATATTCATCATCTCTGCTAGGCATTTGCTGAAGAGGAGGATCTGAATAACTAAAACGATGACTGCGAGCGCCACCACCCTCATTACGAAATTGGTTGATGGTTGCATAGATTCTTCCACCATGAGAATACTTTATGATAAACTTCTCCAGGAATTTGTCAGCCAAATCCCATTGATGTTTAATCATGTTGGCTGCACGAGGGAACCAATGTTCATGATTAGCCATAAAACTCTTTTCAAAACTCCAATGACCTTTCTGAGTTCTAGGAGGTCGCAATCCAAATCTCATAAACTGCTCATTCAACCATTTATTCTGTCGCAAATGCTTTATTGTAACCTGTTGCTTCACGCTATCACTGAGATTAACTAAGTCTTCTTCACACTTTTGAAAGATTTTGGCAGAATATTCCTCGGCCTTTAGCTTATCTATACGAATACCACGCTGCTTCATCTTTAAGGTGATAGGCATTAGGTCACATTCAACTTTATATGCAACCTCAAGATTTTCTGCTGTCAACAGGGGGCGCAGTTTCTGGGCAAGTTGAAGAGTGCTTCTGGCATCCTGCTCAGCATATGGACCAACAAATTCAGCCGGTAATCGCCAGATACATGCCTTAGGATTTTTTACTCTTGTATGTTTCAATGCATCTATGAGAATTTGCTCATCCTTACCGGGTAGTCCTTGCCATCGGCAAAGACTATCTAATGAAAATGAGGGAAGATTTTCATTGATCATGCTGGCCATAGCCATCGTATCGTCTATATTAACAGGTGGATTAATTCCGAACACCGCACTGATCCATCCCCAGTCATATCCGAAGTTATGGAAGATAAATCTACACTTGTCTCGTGACACAAGGTCAGTAAACCATTCTCGTACCTGAGCATGAACGAAACAAGACTGTTCCCCAGGATGGCGCAACGGAATATATATGCTGTTTCCTCTCCAGGCAACTGATATGCCGCATATGAATCCAGTATTAGGGTTTGATTTTTCGTAGGCATAGAATCCTGGTCCCTTATCTTTGGCGAGCATGTCATCGCGAGTTTCAATATCGATAGCTATCTCTGTTTCACGTGACAAGTTTGGAAGTTCTGTAGGAGCAACCCAATCGCTTTTAGCCATGATTCTCACCGGGGGCAACTGCTCAGGCAGTGATATGAATAGCTGCGGGTAGCTGCTAGGTGGGGGTTTTTTGCTGGCCATGATGGTTTTAAACCTGTAGGGATAGGGTTGTAAGGCCCTTACGTCCACGGCGGCTACCCTACCCTTGCGGCGGCCTTCTATAGTGGTATTTGCCTATGCGACGACGGGCTTGAGCCATTGCATTATCAATTATAACCTGTCGTTCATCAGGCACTTTCCCGCGCCGCATGGCACGAGCCAGCTTCCGAAACGATGAGTTATTCGCGATTTTACAGTCACCGGTAAACGGATCTCTGCTCCGCTTACTTAGTATCCAGTTCCTTTGAATTAGTTTGTCAAGTAGCATTGTCGTTATTCTCCATTCTTGCGTGTTCCCCTCCATCATCCGGTGTACCTGGATAGTTAGGCTCTGGTATAGATTTAATGGATTCTTCTTTAGCAAGGTCAATAATATCTTCGAGAACCAATCTTGCGGTCCTTAAATCATCTTCAGTTCTATAGTTAGAAAGCAATAGTACATATTCTTCTTCTATAATACTCAACTTGTTTGCCGCTGAGAAGCGACTTACTTCATATTGAATTTCACTACGTGTCATTTTACGTGGAGGAGTAGTCACTGGATAAATTTCTAAAAGCTTATCGAGATAGTGCATGGCCTTATGGAGATCATCAAGACCATCCTTCTTGCGCCAGCGAGCAACATACTTGGTTGAACATCCCTCTAAATAACCAAGAGGAATAGTTATAGCCAAATCCCAATGCTGATATTCTGACGCATAGTGCGGGATCTTTTTCTCGTTAGCGGACATATTTGGTGCTCCCTCTCTCCATTAGCCAGCGATTAACGTGTTCCGACATGCAGGACTCTTTTGCTAGTTTTTGCGCGTCATACATAGTATCATGTATAATAGGTTCAGCATATTTGTTACCAAGATTGTACTCATACTCCCCACGCTCATGCATCTCCAAAAGATCTGATATTTTGACCTGAATTTTTTCTTCGTATGTTAATTCTGGAAGGGTTATCTCAAGTTGCTTTAATCCCAAAGCCTCAGCCTTATTCATTAGATCTTTGAGTCCTTCCATCTCCCGCTTAATCCTGAAAGGAATATCCCCAGAGTATAGCTCCCCGCTGTCGTGGTGTAAGCAATAGAGCAAGACCTCAGCTCGTGGCAAGCCAAAGATCTCGACGAAGATACAAGCAACACGCCAGCAATGCTGACCCACGGTCTGTTCATGTATCATGGGCCATGTTGAATAACGCTTAACACATCCAGCCAAGTGCCGTGATCTATATATCTCATACCGGCTGACCATATTCTTCCTCCCCAACTCGGATTGATGTACGTCGCTTGATCCATTCTTTGCTAGCCTTACGCCAGTCTTCCGCAGCAATATTTTCTATTTCTATTAGTGCCTGACCAGCATTCCTAATTTTATAGAATCGATGGGCGTGTGCCATTGGCAGGACCACTTCTCTTAGAAACCGGTTGGCGATATTACCTTCATAGACTATTTCATCCCTATTTATAAGATCTATGAGCATCATAGTTTCTGACAGATCATCATCAAATGATTCAGGATAATCTATCAATGGCATCGTTGTTTCATATTCTAATGGACTTCTCAGAGCAGCAAATAAGGTTTTATCTTTAATATTATAAGTATCCATGCGATGGAGCAACATGTTTTGATGCTCCGTATATAGATGCATGTTGGTTGAAATTTGCCAATAGTGTCCAACCGCTACTCCAATCATAGCTGCTATATATTCTTGCATGATTGGGAAATGCACTGCATTCGCACCACAGGCTCCCCAGATCACATCGTTAGACCGATTGAACACGGTCATATCTAATCTATCTTGCCAGATACGGAACGTGGCTACGAGATTGCAGGGTTTGGCCTCTGTTGTCATTAAGTCATGAACATCAGTTGGCTGGTCAGATATAGCTCCCCACATCTGCAACACCGCTTGCCTAGTCGTTGGATCTCTTCTTAGTAAGTAAATAATCTCTTTTAGTTGATCATACTCTAAACCATATCTCCATCTAAATCCATATGCATCAGGTATTATACCATCCTCAGTACCAAACTTTTTGCTGAAATCTTTCACATAGTGGTCTAGGAAGACACCGTCCTCCCTACCAGCAAGCATCCACATGGCTTCCATGAGATGGAAGAATGGGTTTGCATCTCGTATTGGATTTACCAGAACATGACGTTTGGGGAATCGATAACGAATTGTCATCGGCTTAGGTGCTACCCAAGCGTCGCCATTTCTGGTTGATTCTTTAACACCAAAGCTAAGAAGACTCCTGACCACCTTCGGCAAGGCATCCCGAATGCTCTGTGCTTCGATCACGAACATGTTGCCCCTCCTCATATGCTTTTTGCCATTGGATTGTGACGTCTTCACGTTCCTTCATGGCTTCCCACACGGTACCGGTAGATTTGGTGACAACTGTTACAAATCCAGGATGATAGTCTTTTAGTTTCTGTGCAGCTTTTGCTTGTAGTTCAGGAGTGCGATAACTACTACAACCTCCTTCTGCTCCACTACCACGCTGATTCCACACGTACTGGTACGACACTCGGTTAGGATAACCTTTGCGAAGCAACTGTAATGTCAAATCAAAATCCTCCATTACAGGTACACGACCAAACTCTATATTCAATACTCTTAATGCATGGACATTATAGGCGTATGCATTCATCATCCGAGCAGCATCTTTATAAGCTTCAAATGTATTGTTGCTTCCCTGTCGTGCAGCTAGACCTACATGAACAAATCCTTCTTCTAACCATTGCTCTATCAAATTAAACATAGCCTCGAAGCGTTCTAAGTCTTTGATTGTTTCGAGAGAAGGGCTGGCCATATCAGGTCGATAACAGAAGTCCATATCATCATCTAACATCAATACAAATCGTTCTCTATGTTTTGCTGCTAGCTCAGTAAATATCCACTCACGAGTACGTGAAATACCGATATGGGTTCCAGGAACATATTCAATAGATAGATTTATACGACCACCCCAAATTGATAAACACTCATTCCTATACCGTCTGCCTTCCCAGGCATCATCGGGGATACATAGTACGACCGGACGCTTGCACTTCATATCTAAGAAGTTACGCAGTGTGACCTGCTTCTTCCAGCTTGGTCTACCGCGACTTGGTATAGCGATCAACATTATGCTGCCCTATTCCTAAAGACTTGCCGAGGACGACCCTGACCGGTGGCGACTTTCGTATATTTGCTCCACTCGCACAAGCAGTTTTGAAGATCCTGATTATGAAGGCGCTCTATTCCGTACTGCTTTAACATTGGAGTTACAATTTCGTTTAACTGCTGGAGAGCCGGTAGCCACTCCCCCCTCTTCCAGGATTGGTTCATTGGTCGTTCTAATACTATATTCAAGCCGCGCATACTTCCTGGTCCAGGAGTAGCCCATATCCACCAATCTGCTACACTCCGCATGAACTTTACATACTTGAGGTCCGCAATGATTTGTCCTCTCATAAAACTTCCTAGGCCATTACTATTTATCCATTCATATATTTCAGACAACAGTGGTGGATCTTTTCTCCAATAAACCCAGCGATCATGCCAGTTCTTTTGCATCCATTCGTCTATGTATTGAAGCACTCCTTCAGCTTTTGAATAGCCGGGTTTACCGTTGATAATGTAGGCTCCAGTTACGTGTGGAGGTTTAAGATTACTTAAACAACATTGAAGGATACTTAAATCATTACTATTCATGTAGAGTTCAAAAATCGACCTACTACCGGTATTGAAGATAGCGTCACAAGTAGAAATCCTATTAAACCATCTGTAGATGACTGTGGCAGGCAAGACAAAAGAACTGTCAGCGTACCGATTACGCACGCTTTTTTGATAGTGTTGTGATACTGCGTCGTCTTCTCTGTGTACATTTGTGAACCTATACTGTTGGAGGATAGGGTCATCTGTCCACGGCCATTCCTTCCTCATGACAAACCGGCGTATCCTTATAGCTTCTCTTTCTGCTATAAATGCCACGAACTTTTCAATCGGATTGTTTATTTCTGAGATTTTCATTCGAATAATCCTCCAAAGAAGTACCTCCTGTCCGGATGTATTACGATTAGGTCTTCGAAGGTTCTTGTGACTCCTGTATAAAAAACGCGTACCTCCTCATCTTGATTCGTGGAAACCATGCGTTCTCCGGCTTTTGCAGTATCAGAAAGAAGAACCACCGTGTTAGCCTGTCCTCCTTTGACTCGGTGTATTGTAGACACATGGATGTGAGGCTTATCGAGTATACTAAAGCCATTGTCCAATACCTTTTGAATATATTGAGCGTCGGCTGATTCGATTTCTGTGAACACATCTTTCCATTTACCTTCAGCCAGGAGCCCATAGTCTTGTTTTAGTTCTTCCAGACATACCTTTGGAGGTTCTGGCTGGTCTGCTAATCGTTCAAGTGCTTTTTTAAATCCTCTCTTTACTAAGCCTTTCTTTTTCTTGTGGCCTTCTGATGGGAGTAAATCGTATATACGTACTGCATCTTCCGCCGGTATGCGGAAACCTTCTTGGAGTTGGTTCCATGCGTCAATCGCAACCGCTTGAGTTAGTTTGATGCTTGGATTTTCGAAGTAACGGTATAGGAGTCCATGAGTCCTACAATATGGTATGAATTTTTGCCTCAAGGATTTCACTGTGCGGCCTAGCAGCATCACGCTGCCGTTGTGAGGGTCACACAATGCTGGATCTAACTGCGATATACCTTCTATGGTTTGGAAAGAACCGTCGGCATCACGCGCATTCCATTGTTTAGCACGTCTATCATGTACCTTGGATATAATTCGATTTGCCAAATCATGTACCTTCCGAGGGACCCGGTAGCTCTGTCTAAGTTGATGTTCCTTACCCTCCATATGGATAAAGTGTTCTGAAGCTCCAGCCCAAGTGAAGATAGTCTGGTCGTCATCACCGGCGACATACAGACGCTTGACGTATCTGGCCAGCTCGCGGACCATGGTCCACTGTAGTTCACTAAGATCCTGTCCTTCGTCGACACAGAGAACCTCCAAGCGTGGTGGATCACCCTGCTTTATGAACTGTTCTATCATATCAGTAAAATCATATAAGCCTTCCTCTTGCTTGTAGGCTCGCAAGGCTTTGATAACGCGCCATGCATGAGCAGAATCAGGTAGTGCAAAGTCATAATGACTTAAGACCTGCTCTAACGGTTGCTGAGTAATTCTGGCATAGTTCTCAAGAAATAAGATTAGGTCATCTCCGAAGAAACTTGTGTAGGTTCCATCATCTGAGGATAATCCACCATACAACTGGAGGCCATGTGCCTCCCCGAATTCATGAACCCGTTTACCGGTAAATACTTGATTAGTATTGAGCCCCAAATGTCTAAAGGCTGCACTATGCAAAGTGTTAAAGAACCGAAACTGCTTACGCTCAAGGTTGAACCTAAGGGATGCACGGCTGATTGCCTCCTCTACACCACGTTTGGTGAATGTCATAAACCCAATGCGATCAGGCGGTACACCGTTGGCCATTTCCTGCTCAACGGTGTCAAGCAGAGTGGTAGTCTTACCCGTCCCGGGAGGTCCTAGGAAGATGATTGGCTCTATCATAGATATCCCTTGCCATCATTAGACCGGTAGCGATACCCCAACAGATAAAAGATAATTCATCACTCTTTGCAGAGTGTACTTGATCAC